CCCATGCCAAAGGGTTTTCCAGTGAGCATAAGGTTTCCAGCACCTCTAACTGCTCCCTGACCACGGCCCCCTGCACCCCGGCGGCGTCCTCCACGACGTCCACGCCGGCGGCGAGGGCCTTGAAATGATTGCTGGCCTCCACGACCAGAAAGGAAATTGCCTCTCGGCATCCTTGGTCCAACCAACCGTTGTCGTCTACGCGGCTGCCTACGGTTCCTCGGCTGCCGTTGTTGTCTCGATCTTTGGGGCAAGGCTACTTGATTCATCTTGCTCTTTTCGGGGTTCTCAATTTTTATAGCGGGGGTATACCTGTCCGCCTGCGCATTACGCGCACCTTGAGCCTCCAACGGGTACTGCACACCCTCCAGGCCGAGATAAAATTTACGCAAATCTTCTTCCAATGGTACTTGGGACAATGCATCCTTCCACTCCTTAGAGTCTCGCAAGACATTTCCATAAGAAGATACAAGCCATGAGATAAATTCACGAAGGTAACCACGCACTTGAACATCCGCCCAACCGACACGGAGCAATGCTGCTGCTCGTATGAGCGTATATGCGGGGTCACCTGGCAAGCGTGAATAGAGTAAGCTAGTCAGCAACTTTTCACGGTTATAAATGGGTATCGCAATACCATCAATAAACACCGTGAATGCTGACAAAAAATCAAGCTCCTCCACAGGACGTGGGTCCAAACAATCGGTAGTAGTGATCACTCCAATTTTGGCCCATTCTTCAATGACAGATCGTGCATTGAAGAAGCACAATGCTTCGTCAGAGACTGTCCAGGTGTTATCATCACCACAAAGAGCCAGCGCCAAAGAGGCGTCAAAGGCTTCATAAGAGCGCATTGCGCTAGGACAACTCATCTGCCATGCGTACGCTAACAACATGTACAGAATTAACGTATTATCCACGATGGTGTTCACTGAACCAGACGGGTTTCCTCCCTGTTTCTGAACAAACACACCATCGGATGTGATAATGACCGTATTTATAAGGTTGCGGTAATAAACCTGCAACCGCGCCAAATTATCAGGCGTCCGGTCCTCCTCTCGAAGCATCGACCAACGAAACTCCGCCACGGCCCACATCAAATAGGCTCAAAGTGACGAATCGTATTGTGACTCATCTAGGGCGAAA